GGCGAAGGGCGAGGTCAAGAAGTCATTGACCATGAAGTTTTCGGTCAACCCACCCGAAGTAGAGAGGATTGCGTTGACATCATTGTCTGCCGTGCCTGGGCGCAATTCTGTCTTGAGAAGACGAATTGCTACCGGTTCCAGTTGCGGCGGGATGATAAGCTTCCGCGCGCGAGCGAAAACCTTCAAGCCCGCCTGGTCCTTGAAATTGGTCCGGACGCCGATCATGGCGTTGAGCAGGGTCGATTCACCGAGATCGACTTGCACCGCCGGCGTGTTGCCGACGAGGCCGCTGTCGATGGGATGATCGACCGCGCAGAGCGCCTTGCCGTCGCCGCCGATTGTCTGATTATAGGCCTGGGCCGTATTCAGGACGTTGGCGCCGTAGATTTCCTTCGTTTGCTGGAAAGATTCGATCAGGCCAAGATTGGAGGGATGGAACTGGGTCTTGTATAGATTGTCGTCGATGGCCTTGCGGGTCATCGCATATCCGAGGCCGATTTCGACGTGTTCCTGATTGTACACGTAGCGTTCGCCGGCGCCGTTGTCGAACTGGGTCTGCCCGCCTTCAGTCTTGAGGGCGGCGAGGCCCAGGTAGCGCATTTCAGCCGTGCGCTCCAGCGCCATCTTTGAATTGTGCTTCGTAAAGATCTTGTCGTACTGAGACGGGATCATCTCGTACTTGCCCTCGATCCCACGGAGGCCGGGGAGCAGAAGGTCTTTGATGGCGCTAAGATTGACGGCCATGACGGGTTACTCCTTTGTGATGGCCGGATCAGATGCCGGTGAGGCCACGGGTGACGACGTTATTGAAGCGAACGATGGCCCAGTCATAGGGCTTGGTCGTCGCATCGCTCGGCACGAAGGTGCCGGGGGAGCCAGCGGGCTGCTGGTGGATCCTCACAATGATAAACGGATCGAGCGCGGTGCCGAGCGTCGTGGTGTCGAGGAAGGCTCCGGAGAAGCCGTTGGCCGGATTCGGGACGCCCATGTTGATGCCGATCAGCGCATTGACATCGGCCAGACCGAGGCCGGTGGCGTCGGACTGCGCAATGAAATGGGCGTTCGGATCATTGATGATCTGAGCGGTGACCGAATTGCCAGACGCGACATCGCTGCCGGGCCAGTAGTTTGACCAGACGGTGCGCTTCTGCGAAACGGAAAGATATTTGCAGCCCTTGAAGATGCCGGCGATGCCGGAAGCCAGCACGGCCAGGGTCTGCGTGGCGGGGCCGACGGTGCCGTCAGCAAGCGGAACCACGGGGTCGCCTTCGTAGATGGCGCCGGTGTTGTAGTTGACGACGACTTCGACGTGCTCATAAGTCGGGGCGCTGCCCAGACCCTGGACCTGCCGGAACCCGAAAGGCGCATTGATATTGGCCATAGCTCACCCTCCTCTTTCAAGGAAGACCTGCTATGCCACACCGGGGGCTAGGGGAGGTCCGAAAAATACGGCTTCTCACAGCGGGGAGAAGCGAGTACACGTTTTGTACATCCAAAAATACGGCGCCGTCAAGCGCCGTCAATTATTTGGCACCGGCATGGCCTCGTAAGTCTTGCCGAGACGGGTCAAGGGTTCACCCTTGTTGTCGCGCCCAAACTGGCCCGGAGGCGCCGCAGTAAGCTGCTCTTCCTTGATGCGAACCTGGCGGCGGGCCTTGTCGCGCTCAAGCTGCTTGGCCTCCAGCGTGATTTCGAGCGGGCGCTCCATAAGCTGCATGCCGCGCCGCATTACAGTCTTTTCCTTAGTGCCGCGAGGCATCAATTCGGGATGTCGATCCGACGGCACCGGCTCCCAGCCCGTGCGGGCCAGAGTGACCTGATAGGACGACTGCTCTTCGTTGAGGATCGAGAACAGCTTCCACTCGTATGACCACCCTTCCGGAATGATCGCGGGGTTGATGTAAAATTCATCGGCGCCCTCGTCGAGAACGCCGTTAGTGAAGTGGCCGCGCAATTCCAAGGTGCGCCGGGCGGCGCGGTCCATCGAGGTTTCGACCGGCTGGCGAAGCGGCGGGCGCTCAATGAAAGAAGGCGCCTGCATGGCCTCTTCAACTCTCGGCTCTTGGGTGGTGAAACGCTGCGGAGGCGGACGGTTGACCATTATCTTTTCCTCAATGCATGCGCCCAGCTTTGCGCATTTCCTCTTTGGCCTTGGCGTATTCCTGCTCGGACATGCCAGAGATCTCGGCGTATTCGCACGGCGCTCCTGCCGCTCGACCCACGGCTGACAGGCGCAGCCGGCGGGGCCGATTCACGCTGCGGCGCCGCCTTGGCGGACATGGCCTGCGGATCGTCGGCGCCGGTGTCCAAATCTTGGCCTGCGGGCCTGTCGTAGACGAGCGCCTCGACCGAGCGAAAATAATCGTCCGTGTCGGGATCGATGTCGCGAGCGACCGTGATGTTGTGGGCGGCGACCATCTTGGCGTAAAGCTTCTTGTCGCGGGCGCATTCCGGATGCGCGCGGACCCAGGCGGCGGATTTCGCCGTCAACTGGCTCGCCAATTCCTCGACGGGATCGATGATCGTCTTGATCGGCTGCGGCGGCGCCGGCGCCGGCTGCGCCTCCATTGACGCCTTGCCGTTTTCAAGCTGCAGCAGGCGGGCCGAATTGTCGCCAAGCTGCGACTGAAATTCAGCGGCGTTGTCAAAATCGCCATTGCGCATCGCTTCAGCGTAAGCGGCCTTCAGGGCGTTGGTGTGCTCCTTGACCCGCTCGATGGCGCTGATCACCAGTTTAAGCTCGTTGTCGGCCACTTCGACCTGCGCGCCGTGTGCGGTGGTCGCGTATTCGTTGGCGCGGCGTTCCGCCTCGATGCGCGCGGCGCGCTCGCGGTCGAGTTGCGCCCGCAGTTCGACCAGCGGATCGCGCTCTTCCTTGCCGCCATGCTCCCAATCGGTGTTCGGATCGAAGGCCGGGATGCTATTCGGATCTTTCGCCATGTCGCTCACCAAATGAGATCGGGGCTGCTGATGCGCCCCTTGACAGCCGTATCGGTCAGGATGCGGCACAGAACGCCGCTGACGGTGATGTTCCAGCCATCCGAGGGGCGAAACAGGATCCAGTCATGCAGTTCGATGTCAGGGAACTGCCATTCGCCGCCGCTGATGAAAGCCTGGGGGCCTTTCTTGACGACGAGGCCCAGTTTGGACTGGAAACGATCCTCGTTGAGGGTCTGCTGGGCCAGGAACAGGCCGCTCTTGGTCTTTTCGGGCCTGATGTAGACCGCGACCAGCAACTGATTGTGGAAAAGTTCGACCCCTGACAGATCACCAAGCTCATCCAGAAGCTTCAGGCGAGGTTCCAGTTCATGTTGCATTTCGGCAAAGGCCATGCGCGTCTCCTGTGACACGCAATTACTCGCACACTGTCAGTGCGCTGACAATAGGATTTAGAGGCCGCGCTCGCGGTCGTTGGCCTTCTGCTCGGCCTCATCGACGGTGTCGATGGCGTTGTTGAGGCCGCGTATGACGCCAACCGCCTCGCGATAGGCTTCGAAGGTCGTCATGCTGGCGCCGTATGCGAGGTCGTTCTTTTGAGCTTCGATCTGCTCGCGCAGGAGCTTCTTCAGTTCTTCGGCAAAAACGCTTTTGAAAGTCTGCATTAGGGCTTGAACCTGATTTGTTCCTGATGTAAGACAAGCTCAAGGTGACGACCGAGGGTATGAGGGCCGCTTCCACGGATGTACTGGAAGCGGCCCTCTGTGTTTTCAGACCGGCGTCGGCTGGGTTCCCCAGTCGGCCTTCACCTCAAACACCCAGGCAAAACCAGTCTTGCCGACGCCTTCGCCGCCATCGGGGCACTTTTTCGGTCGCGCCTGCGGGAAGGCTTCGACCGCGACCCAATGACCGCCAGGCACAGGCGCATCGCCTTTCGGCTCTGCGACCGGAAGATCATCCGAACCCTGCAGCCAGCCAACCGCCTTGGTTTCGCCGTCAACCACCACGCAAATCCTGCCGGGGCGATGGGGCGCGCCAGTCGGCAGCGTTTCGCCTTCAGGCAGCGCGATGGCTTGCACCACGGGAATGCGCGGCACGGGAATAGGATGGCCGGGAGGGGCCGGAAGAATTGGACCCTGTGAGGGATAAACCGGCAAGCCGGGCAGGCTGTTGTCGGGATGACCGTAGCCAGGCAATCCTTGATCCGGATGACCGTAGCCGGGCAGGCCCTGATCGGG